AAAGACCTAGTAGGTATTCCTTGGAGAGTTGCACTAGCTTTACAACAAGATGGTTGGTATTTAAGACAAGATATTATATGGCATAAACCTAATACTATGCCTGAAAGTGTTAAAGATAGATGCACTAAAGCACATGAATATATATTCTTATTGAGTAAGAATAAGAAGTATTACTATGATTATGAAGCCATTAAAGAAGATGCTGTTATAGGTAAAAAAAGAAACAAAAGGTCAGTATGGACTGTACCAACTAAACCATTTAAAGGCGCACACTTTGCAACTTTTCCTATGGATTTAATAGAGCCATGTGTGTTGGCTGGTTGTCCAGAGGGCGGTACAGTCTTAGATCCCTTTGGTGGTTCTGGTACAACTGGTTTGGTTGCTGACCGAAATGGTCGTAATGCCGTATTGATTGAACTCAACAATGAGTATGCTGAGATGGCAAGAGATCGGCTCTATAATGATGCTCCGTTGTTCGCGGATGTAGTAGATGATTAAACAAATGAAAAAAATAGGTAACGCGACATTGTATTGCGCTGACTGTAAAGACGTCTTGCCTTTGTTAAAAGATATAGACGCTTGTGTTACAGATCCGCCATACGGCCTATCGTTTATGGGCAAGCGGTGGGATTATGATGTTCCAGGCGTTGAGGTATGGACTCAGGTAAACGAAGTTTTAAAGCCTGGTTCTCATCTTCTATCATTCTTTGGCTCTCGTACTTATCACCGAGGATCTATACCGATTGAAGATGCAGGATTTGAGATACGAGATCAACTCATGTGGATCTATGGTAGTGGCTTTCCCAAGTCGCACAACATAGGAAAGGCTGTGGATAAATTGCAAGGAAATGAGAGAGAGGTGGTTGGTGTTGTAAAACGAACTGGAAAGAATGATAACATTTATGGAACATACAAAGGCAATAATACAGAAACAAAAGGCACATCAGAATACGAAGGTTGGGGTACAGCACTTAAGCCAGCCCATGAGCCGATTGTTATGGCCAGAAAACCTTTTAAAGGAACAGTGGCTAACAATGTCTTAGAGCATGGCACAGGTGGTATAAACATAGATGACTGTAGGGTTGAAACAGATGATAATTTATCTGGTGGTAGTGGTAGGATTGGTGGCTTTGCGGGCAAAACTCAAGGTGGCGAATTGTCAGATTATAAAGTATTAGGCAACGAACAAGGCAGATTCCCAGCCAATGTCATGCACGATGGTTCTGATGGGGTGCAAGATATATTCGGTGATAAATCACGCTACTTCTATTGTGCGAAAGCGAGTAAGAAAGATAGGGATGAGGGGTTGGATATGATTGATGAAAAGCCAATGGCATGGTCTAACCAAGCTAAAGCTGAGTTAGAGCGAGGCAACTTAGAATTTAGAAATGCAGATGGGAATACGGCAAAACATAACAAAGTACAAATGCGAAAGAACTCACACCCAACAGTTAAGCCAACGGAGTTGATGCGCTATCTGTGTCGTCTGGTAACACCGAAAGGTGGAGTTGTGCTTGACCCATTTATGGGTAGTGGTAGCACAGGTAAGGCGGCGATAGAAGAGGATTTTAATTTCGTTGGTATAGAGATGGATGAGGATTATTTTGAGATAGCGTGTGCCAGAATAGAGGCCGCTCACAAACAAAAATCACAGGAATTAAAGGGGTTGTTTTGATAGTAGATGTCTTGCTGGGAGTGTTAGGTACACTGTTTATAGCGGTCGCTGTAAGCGTTGTTGGGTTAATGGTATATATGCTTATTGATAAAGATTAGCAGATATATGCAAAGGTTTATAACAAAAGGGTATAGTAAAGGGTATAGCAAAGGGTATGCTAAAATGCTGTATCTATGCGGGTTTAGACTACTATTAGTGTATAGTGTATCTATATATAAAGATATTATTATTTAGTGGTTATAAGATGGTATTCATACGGGTTACAAATAGGGTATTTAGAAATGGTTATACACTGCCCTTCATACACTGTTTGCATTATGAATGAATGGCATGGCGGCAAAGGATCTAAAAGACGCCCGTATGATCCAGAGGTTTTTGATAGAGAGTTTGATAGAATATTTAAGAGCAAGAAAGTAAAAGCAATGTGTGAGAAATGTGGAAAGCATATTGCATTACAGGATATTAAAACGCATGACTGCAAGGAGTAGATATGCCAAAGAAGATTAAGAAGAAACCAATCGCTGATGCGCCATTGCAATTTGATAAAGATTCGGAGCACGGCTTAACCGAAATGCAGGCCAGCTTTGTTTGGCATTACACCGAAGGTGCGTGTGGTATGACCGAAGCTGCCAGAAAAGCTGGGTATGAGTTTCCAAGTCAATCTGCGAACAAATTATTGAACGGCAAGGATTATCCAAACGTGGTTAAAGCTATCCGTATCAAACAAGATGAGCTTGCAGAGAAGTATGCGATCACTCCACAAAAGACTGGCACGATGTTGTGGAAAGTAATGGAGAGCGCATACGAGAGTGGGCAGTTCAATGCAGCGGTCAGCGCCATCAAAGAGCTCAATCAACTCGCTGGTTTATCAATCAACAGATCTCAGAACATTAACATCAACGCTAACTTGGAGAAGATGAGCAGGGAGCAAATCAAGGAGCGATTGGGACAATTACTCGGAGCTGAAACCTCAAACTACTCTGCAAAAGATAAATAGATCAATAACTTGCAAATGGCCGCTTTCCAGTCGGAAAGAAAAATTTTTGACTTTTTTTTAAAAAATGCCCTAAGTTATTGATTTTACTGGCTTTTTTTAGTGTGCAATCCTGTATTCTTTTGTGCAACTATGTGCAACTTGTGAGCACAATAGCAACACGCAACAAATTGGAGTCCCTAGAGGCCGCTTTTTTACTGGCATTTAGTTTTTTTAGGATCCCTACACCCCCATATTTGCCGACGCGTATGCAAGTGCGTATTTAACTAAGTTACACACACTAAATCACAAGAAAAACTCAAGGCAAAAAAATTTTGTGAAAAAAATTTTGCAATGCGTTTGCAATTTTTTGCAAATTTTGAGAAACTCTATCAATGCCGATTAACTCCAGAAATAAAGGCGCAGCATTTGAACGTGACATTGCGAAGATCCTCAATGGTTTCTTTGCCGACAACGACATCGATTTCCAAACCAAACGCAACCTAGACCAATACCAACAAAAAGATCTATGCGATTTGGATATACCCTTTCATGCGGTTGAGTGCAAATTCTACAAAGAAGGCGAATGGTTAAAGTCCGCCTGGTGGGATCAAGTTTGCAGTGCCAGTAATGGCAAGATCCCTGTATTGATATTTAAGTTCAACCGCAGACCGATTCGTGTTTGCATACCCTTGTATGCGATTAACCTAGAGTGGCCGCACGAAAACGACAAAATCTGTGTCATGGCGATAGATGATTGGCTTGATACATTGAAAAACAACTGGCAAAACTATGAAAAGGCATACGATTGAAGGTAAAGAAATTACTGTATGGTTTTCTTGTGGAGCAGCTTCCGCTGTTGCAGCCAAAAAAACTATAGAAATTTATGGTAAAAAAAATAATATTCGGGTAGTAAACAATCCAATTAAAGAGGAGCATGAAGACAATCAAAGGTTTTTAAAAGATATACAAACATGGATAGGCAAAGATATTGAGTTTGCAATAAATCCTAAATTTCCAGACTGTTCTACAGAAACAGTTTGGCGTGAAAGAAAATTTATGTCTGGACCTATAGGTGCACCATGCACACTACACCTAAAAAAAAATGCAAGACAGTATTGGGAAGCCACCAACAAGTCAGATCATCTTGTTCTTGGTTTTACAGCCGACGAAGAAAAGAGAGCAAGTAGATTTGCTCTTACCGAAAGATCTAATTTAATACCTGTCTTGGTAGATGAAAACATTACCAAACAAGATTGTTTTGATATATTGCTCAAAGAAGGTATCGTATTGCCAAAAATATATTCACTTGGCTATCCAAACGCAAACTGTATTGGCTGTGTAAAAGCTACATCGCCTACTTATTGGAATTTAGTCAGAAAAACTCATCCGGACATATTTCAAAGAAGAGTAGATCAATCAGAAGAAATAGGTGCAAAGCTAGTAAGGCACAAGGGTAAAAGAATTTACCTCAAAGAGCTTCCAGCAGATGCAAAGGGCAGAGATTTAAAAAATTACGACTTTGAGTGCGGCATTTTTTGTGAGGAAAGACTATGAGCGACAATATTCTACCTAATCACGGCGTAACCGGTCTGTCTGTCAGCCAAGAAGATGTAGAAATGTTTTTAGATTATGTGGTTGAAGCCGAAGGTATCGTGGCCAAAGTGCACGATAAAGGCGATGAAATCGAGCAAACAACTGTTCGGGACGCTACTATTTACTATATTGACGAGAAACAGACGCGTTTGTACCAAATTTTGAACAAAATTGCCTTTTCAGCCAACAAATACTTCAAATATGACATTACTGGCATAGAAAAAGCGCAGATAATTCACTATAAAGCGCCATCTAACGGCTATGAATACCATTTGGACATAGGACCAGAGGGTACAGCTGCTACACGCAAGATCAGCATGAGCCTATTGCTCAATGAAGACTACGAAGGCGGCGAAATTTGCTTCCGTTCCAGCGAACATGAGAGCTGTACGCGTCCAAATATGGGTGAAGTGGTGTTATTTAGCTCGTTTTTATCCCATAAAGTCAAACCTGTGACCAAAGGCGATAGATATGTCGTTGTTGCTTGGTTTAACGGACCGCCTTTTAGATAAATTTTTCTTGTGATAGAATTTTTCTATGGCTGACAACAATAAAAACGTAGTTGGATCTTTACGCGATTCCATTGCCGCACAAGCGCAACGTAAACTTGAATACGACATGGCGCTTATTGAAGCTCAAAGGGCAGCTGCCGAAAAGCTAACACCCAGCAAAGCACAAGCAGCTTGGATAGGCAGTATATTTGCACCGGGCGCAGGCATAGCAGATGCAGCCGGACAATTTCCAGAGTTTCCTGGACCAGATGTAGCGCTAGAAGATGCTTTTGCTGGCGATCCCATGCCCAGCATCTCTGAAAACATTGCAGCTGGAGGAATCGATCGTTATTTAGTAGCTCCCCTACAAGGCTTGGGAGTTGTGGGAGATGCTACTTATGCAGCACCCGTTGTTGGCCCTGTTCTTGGAGCAACTGTGGGTTCTGTCTTAAAAGGAGTAGGTGCTTTAAGTGCTGTGCCAGCAGCGATAAGTAAAGCAAAGAAAACCACCACAGGCATTGAGGCACTCAAAGGCACAGATGCAACCAAAGCTGCGATCAAAGAAAATTTAGACAAATTTGCCAAAGACCAATACGGCTTTGTATCGCCATCTTTGGAGGCTTTACTAAAAAGCGCACCACCAAATTTGAAGGGTAAACAAATTACTGAATGGTTAGCTGCTAATGCTAATAAAGGCGTCAAACCCAAAGAGTTAGAATATCTAGGTATAGATGAGTTTGTTGCCACTAATCCCAAAGCGTCTATCAACGAAGTAGTCGAGGGCGTAAGCGATAATAAAGTTGTGGTTGGAAAAAATACTTATTTCCACAATGCAGATGCACCGGAAATAGACTTTGATATTTCTAATCCAGAATTTGATCCTCTTGATTCATCTTATCCTAATTATCAATCTAAATATGAAGATGTTACTGAATACATCAAACAAGGTGATGAATATGAAACAGAAGAATTATTAGATTTTTTCAATCAAAGTAATCCACAAGCAGGAGCTAAGACCATTTCAGATGTTGATAATTATTTATCAGCCAGAAACGAAAGCCTAGATGATTTAATTAAATCTTATGCTAAAGAACAATATTTTGAAAATCCCTATGAACTGATAAAACCAAAATCTACCAACCAAGTCTACGATGTTGACATACCAGATGATACTTTTGCTTTTGGCAACGATGAAGTTGGCTACCAACTTTTTGTAGGCGGTGAGAGAGTAACTGATCCAGACAATATAGCTTTTAGCCGTACTGAGGCACAAATACAGCTATCTAACAAAATGGAAGAGGGTGGCGATCCGCTAAGAATTGCTGGAAGTGGCGACGACATGCTTACAGAAGCACGCTACAAACAATATGTAGATGAAACATTACCTGGCGGAGATAATTACCGCGAAGTTGTATTTACATGGGAAAACGCACCAGTAGAACATGGCGTGCAAGATCATTTCGACGAGCTCAGTCAAATATCTAGCGCTTTAATTCGTAACAGAAAACTAGCCGACGGCAAAAAAACTTTGCATGTCGACGAGTTGCAATCCGATTTGCATACCACAGGTTCAAAAAGAGGTTACACGCCGTCTAAGTCAGAGCAAATAAAAATGGAAGAGGAGTTAGAAAAAATATTACCAGATGGATATTATGCATCCGATGGATATATTTTTGATGAGTTTGACGAGGTTGTTAGCACATATTTAAAAAATGTCCCAAGCAGAGCCGAACACAGGCTAATGTTTACGCAAGCCATGGATAGTAAAAACAGCGATAAATTTTTTGAAATAATAGACAGATTTGGTGATACTCCCAACTACCCTTTCAAAGACGATTGGTATGCCATGTCACTAAAACAACTCTTAAAAGACGCGATTGACGAGGGTGCCGATGCTATTTCCGTATCAAGCTCTGCTCCAATTAAAGCTAGATATACCGATGAGTACAGCAAATTTTATGAAACTCTATACGATCAGAAGATACCCTCGGCTATGAAAAAGCTGGCAAATAAATACGGCGGTAAGTTTGAGAAAGGTAATCTTGATGAATATGACATATATGGATCTTTATTAGATGATGTGAGAAAGGGTGATCCAGATGCCATAGATAATTTATTAGGTTTGTATGGTGAAAGATTTGGCGGCGGAGTGGACGACATTAATGAAGTAATGGAAACTTTACCCAAGTTAGCTGAAACAAACATCATCCGCATAACCCCAGAAATGAAAGCAAAAATACTTGAGGAAGGTTTACCTAGCTTTGCGTTTGGTGGGCCTGTATTCAAACCTTTTTCAATCGACAATATCGATATATTTAATCCTTAGTATCTTTCTCTAAGATTTCTTTTTTTCTAGCTTTAAAATCAGCGATTAATTTATCGTAGTGCTTGGGACTCATACGCTGCATAGTTGCTACAGCTTTTTTATTGTCTAGGTAATGTTTTTCTAGGCTTTCAACTGTATCGGTGGGCATAAAGTGAAACATAAGTAAATAAATGTTTTCTGCAAAGTCAAAATTTTTTTTACTTTCCTTGTCATGGAAAGGTATCGGCGGTATGTGTGGCATGACTAATTCCAGATAGGAAAGTCAAAGCCTTGTTTTACAAGGTCCTTGTAAATCCTTTTGCCTTCTTCTATTGAGTATGGCTCAAGTTGATCTGCTCGTCGCTCACTAGAGTTTTCTGTGTACCAATCAACAAAGGTTGGCACATAGATTTTTTTCTTAGCTCCACTTTTCATAAGTTTCCTCCAAATCATCTTTATTCACAAAACTTATCTGGTTAGTTTCTTCATCAAAAAACCTTGCCTTGCCTTCATTATTATAGCCATAGAAATATCCGAATATGGCATGGCCTAACAATTTTACACGTTGGCCCTCTCTAAGTTCTACTTTCATCTTTCCTCCTTATATATTCTTTGATTAATATTTCTGCCTCTCGGTTGCAGTTGTCTGCAAGCTCATTGAGCGCATCAATCTCTTTTAGGATCTGATCCTTTTCTAACAGGTTGGTTACATTCGGCAGCTGATCTTCTAAGGCTTCAATCTGCATGGTGCAAAGGTCCCGAAAACGACTAGCCACATCCTCTAAGTGAATGACGTTATCTTTACTCATTAATGCAACCACTTAGGCAAGCCGTTGGGATATTTAAACGCCAGCTTGAATTGTTGTAGATCTTTAGGATCAGTAATAATGTTTTCCATAATATCTATTATAGAATCATTATCTGTAAATTTATATTTAGCCTTTAGTTTTGGCATCACCTGGTTAAAGTATTTAGCTTTGTTCATTTTGTTTCTCCAACAATTTAAGACAAGAATACTATAAGTTATAAATAGTTGCAAATATTTGTTAAAGTGTTATTATTGTCTTGTGAGTAACAAATTACATAAGGAGGCAGCATGATTGAACCAAGAAAACAAGTAAACAATATCTACGGGTATATCAGAGTATCATCTGAGCAGCAGGTCAAAGACGGATCTTCTCTGGACGAGCAAAAGAGATCTATTGAGGAGTTTGTCGCTAACAAATACGGCGGCAGGAAAGTTGACAAGTTCTTTACCGACGCTGGCATTAGTGGCATGAAGCCATTACTTGAAAGGCCAGGCTCCAGAGAGCTGACTGACACCATGGACGCAAACGACGTGATAGTAGCAACCAAACTAGACAGGCTTGCGAGATCTTTTAATGAAATGCTAAACATGATACCCGTCTTGGAAGAAACAGGTATTACCCTATATTTTCACGAAATGTATGGCGACACTCCTGTAGTTTTACCAAAAAAAGCAGAAGAAAAGACAGGCTTAGAAGTAAAGTTTGATTGGGCAAGACAAGCACAAAAAGTTCTTGTAATAAATATGGCTCAATACGCTGAGTTTGAAAGAACGATGATTATGGAAAGGCTCAACGGCGGCAAGTTAGTCTATGCGGAAAAAGGCTACTCAATCGGCGGACATGTACCTTTTGGTTATACCAAAGAATACGATGACTCTGGTAGTAGAAGAAGGACTAAGCTAGTGCCAGTCCCAGAAGAACAAGAGGTGTTAAAACATATCTACGCACTAAGATCTCAAGGATTAGGAGCTAGGAAGATAGCTAAACAGATACAAAATTCACATCCAGGCTATGAGGACTTTCCATATCACAAGGTCCAAAGAATTATCAATAGGAAGTTTCAAGGCTTGCTTGATATGGAAGATGAAAAATATGACATAGGCTATGGAAAGTATATGAATTAGAAATATTTAGAGTTTCAGTTATAATTATGGAATGTATCAAGACATTGACATATTCCAAGAAGGTGGAGCAGCTGACAAAGATCTCTTAGATCGAGTGGTTGAAGGCTACGAGGAGAATGTGCCTTTACCGGCGCAGATATTAGCTGGTTTTACACCACCAGGAATGGCAGCAGATTTAGTAGCTGGCGGTAAATATGGCCGTGATGCAATCGAAGAGTTTAGAGAAGGCAATATCAAACCTGGCCTAATGTACGCAGGTATTGCTGGACTCTCAACCCTCGGTGCGATTCCGTTAGTTGGAGAGCTTGCAACCTTAGTCAAAAAACCATTAAAAGCAAGTCTTAAAACATCCAAGGGTATTGAAAGTTTACCGACCGCAGATCCAAGGCGTCCTTTTACCAGGCCCCAGGCTGATTTATATTCTGGCGATCCGGTAAAAGATGCTTACAAAATGCACGACAGAGCTCTGCGTATTGGTCCAGAATTTAAACAACAAATAGATGACATTGCTGCTAATCTAAATTTAAGTACAGTATTGCCCGGCACCACAAGAAAAATTGACAACTATACAGGCCAACAGGCTGGCACTATCAAAATGCCAGCTAGAATTGTAGAAAAGGCGCGTACAAAAACAGGTAATGATGTGACAAATATTACTGATCCGATTAGAACCAGAATTGTAATAAACTCACCAGCAGATGAGGAAGCCGTGGCTGCTGCTATTGCAAGCAAATATAAAGTTTTTGATAAAGGCAGGCAAATAAAACCAGGGGGTTTTGTAGATCGCAAAATCAACATAGTATTTACCGGCTCTAACGGCGAAACATTAATTGGTGAAGTAGGTATTATCACAGCTCCCATGTGGAAAGCCGCTAATAAATCTCACGCGCCTTACGAGGAGTTTAGGTCTTTATTTCCGAAAGGCATGCCAAGCGATCCTGTTGAATTAGCAAAAATTGGTGACGACATAGTTAAAAAAGGTAATGCGTTGCTAGAAGAAATGGACCAAGTATTCAAAGAAGCTAAAGATCAAATAGACCCAGGTTTTTATGACGTGGTTAGCTCTTCAAAAAAAGGCATAGCAAACTTAGACGTTGCTTCAAAGGACCTTTTAGAAGAATTTAATTTAAGAGGCGGTGCAAAAATAGATTCGCAGAATAACGTCACGCTATATCATAGAACAAACAAGGAGTCTGCTGATAAAATTAAACAAACTGGTAAGATGATTGGCAAAGAAGACAGACTATACTTTTCAACAAAACCAAGCGGAGCAATTAAAGGGTATGGAGACGAGCTAGTAGAAGTTAAAATACCTATAAAAAATTTAAACATAGAAGACATCTTTTCCGATGAAGTGCATGTAACTCTCAAATCTAATTTTAAGCCAACAGATGTCGACGTTAAAAAGTTTGCTAGTGGTGGTTATGTGACCGCTGGTAGCTCTGGAAGATCTTTGCCAATAGCACCAAACTTTGTTTCAAAATCTGTTTTAGACATTTTTGAGCCATCAACGAAAAAGTCTGCAACTTGGCTTGGCTCTGCTAACGTCCAGTCAGAATTACCTGGTGATATAAAAAAACCTAGATACCCAGCTTCTACTGGATTGATAACTGCTGGTCCATCTTCCCAGCCAAAATATAATGTTTCTTTTTCCATCACTCCTAGTTTACAAAAATTTACAAATAACTACAACCCCAATGATGTAGATATTTTTGAGGTAGAATAACACAATGACTGACAAAGAAAAAATTATAGCGGCTATAGCAAAAATAGACTCCATGTTGAGTTTAGACTTTATGACGGATCCTGTAAGAGAGGAGCTCAATAATGTCAAAACCTTGCTAGTAGAAGTCCGCGACAGTATGTAATGGCCAACATTAACGGCTGGGGACGTGGTACCTGGAACGAAGGCGCTTGGGGTACGGCATTACCCGTAGAATTATCTAGCGTCGGATCAATCACCTCCGGTCTTGGTAGTGTAACTGTTGTTGCTAAAGCCGATGTGGTCCCGGCTACTCAAGTCATAACCTCTGGACTAGGAACAACTAGCGTCATTGCAGCTGCGATTGTTCAGGTTACAGGACAAGCAATTACTTCTGGTTTAGGCACGCCGAGCATTGATGCTGAGGCAAATGTTACAGTTACAGGTCAAGGAATTACCTCGGCCATAGGATCTGTAATCGTTCACGAAAACGAGGTTATTAATTTAACTGGCCTTGATATTGCTGCAAGTATAGGCGCGCCAACCATAGATGCTGGTGCCATAGTTAGCCTTACGGGGGTAAGTATGACAGCAAGCGCAGGCTTTATCATGGTGTACGGAGAGATTGATACCAACCAAACGCCTAGCTACTCAGATGTGAGCACTACACAAACACCTAGCTACTCAGAGGTTGCGACAAGTCAAACTCCCAATTATACTACAATAGACGCTGGCAGAGATGCGGCATGATACATAAGAGGACATAAACAATGGCAACGTATGTAAATGATTTAAGATTAAAAGAAATAGGCACCGGAGAATCCAGTGGTACCTGGGGAACCGAAACAAATACCAATTTAGAACTAATCGGTGAAGCGCTTGGTTATGGCACTGAGGCCATAACTACTAACGCCGATACACACACCACAACTGTAGCTGATGGATCTACTGATCCGGGTAGAGCTATGTATATTAAATATACTGGCACACTAGACTCAGCTTGTACGATAACGATTGCACCGAACACCATGAGCAGGGTGCACTTTATTGAAAATGGCACCAGCGGATCACAAAATATTATTATTTCACAAGGCACAGGCGCAAATGTCACTATACCAGCAGGCGATGTCAAAGCAGTTTATTTGGACGGCGCAGGATCCGGTGCTGCTGTTACCGATGCTTTTACCGATCTTAATTTAGCCGGGACAACCACTGTAGATGCCCTAAACGTAAGCGGAGCATTGACAGGTTCTAGCACAATACAAGGTACAACGATTACTGCAACCACAGCATTTGTTCCAGATGCTTCCGATGGTGCTGCTTTAGGTACTTCGTCATTAGAATTTAGCGATCTGTTTTTAGCAGATGCGGCAGTAATAAACTTAGGTGATGACCAAGACACAACTCTTACGCACGTTGCAGACACAGGAATATTATTAAACAGCACAAGACAATTACAGTTTGGTGATTCTGGTACATATATACATCAATCAGCAGACGGAGTATTAGATCTAGTATCTGACACAGAAATAGAGATTAACGCCACCACCATTGATATAAATGGTGCAGCAGATGTATCAGGTGCTTTAACTGCTGGTACAGTTAATGGCGTAGGTATCTCTTACAATATAACTAACTTTTCACAAAGTTTACTTATTAGTAATGATGCAGGAACAGGCACACTAGATGCTGCCACAAATAATACAGGTTTAGGACACGAAGTATTTAACGTCTTAACTTCGGGTGACGATAACACAGGAGTTGGTAGAAAAGCATTTTTAAATTTAACAACGGGCAGTAATAATGTAGCTATTGGTTCTGGAGCTATGGCAGATACTACCACAGGTTCAAGCAATACTGCGGTAGGACAAAATGCTCTTACAGCATTAAGCACAGGTGCTTCAAACGTAGCTGTAGGTGCAAATGCCTTAGATGCTAATACTACGGCTTCTGACAACACAGCAGTTGGAACTGCTGCTTTAGGTGCAAACACTACAGGAGCTAGTAATACATCTGTTGGAGATGACTCTATGCTTAGTAACCTTACTGGAAGTCATAACGTAGCTTTAGGTGCTGGTTCATTGGCAAGTAATACTACAGCTGATAGTAACACAGCTATAGGTAGAAGCGCTTTATTATTAAATACTACAGGTGCTACAAATGTAGCAGTAGGAGGTTATGCTCTAGACGCAAACACAACAGCTGATAACAACGTAGCAGTTGGATATGGTTCTTTATCAGACAATACGACAGGTTCTGAAAATACAGGTATAGGAACTCACGCTTTAGCTAATAATACCACAGCAGATTATAATACAGGACTTGGTTATCAAACATTATTTACAAATACAACAGGTGCTAGTAACACAGCTGCTGGTAAAAACGCATTACTTAGTAATACAACAGGCTCTCAAAACACGGCTTTTGGAGCAGATGCCTTAGATGCCAACACAACAGCTGGAAATAATACAGCTATTGGTTATTCATCTATGGGTGCAAATACAACAGGAACTTCTAATGTTGGTGTGGGTGCGTTTAGTTTAAATGATAACACCACAGGAAATCAAAATACCGCTGTAGGTCAAAATGCTTTAGAAGCAAACACAACAGCAGGTGATAACACGGCAGTTGGATTTCAAGCTATGTACACTAATACAACAGGTACAGCTAATGCTGCACTTGGTACTTATGCTTTAGATGCTAACACTACAGGAGACTCAAATACAGCAATAGGTTATGGAACTTTAACTAATGCTCAAACTGCAGATGCCAATACGGCGGTAGGAAGAAACGCATTACTTTCAAATTCAGGTGGTGCAGATAATACGGCTGTAGGTGCGTATGCTTTAGATGCTAATACTTCGGGTACTTATAATACAGCAATTGGACGTAATGCTTTAACAGCCAATGTAGATGGAAGTAGAATTACAGCAGTTGGATATGGTTCTCTTGCTGCCCATGATCCTGCTACGGCATCAGACACTTATAATACAGCTGTTGGTTTTCATGCCTTAAATGCTAATACCACAGCATCTAACAACACAGCAGTAGGAGGACTTGCTTTAGCAGTAAACACAACAGGGCACAGTAATAATGCTCTTGGAAAAGGAGCACTAGACGCTAACTCTACAGGTAATGGTAATAATGCTTTTGGTCTTGATGCACTAGGAGCAAATACTACTGCCGATGGTAATACAGCTTTTGGACACGAAGCATTAACAGCAAATACAACGGGAGCAA